CGCGGCTCGCGGGCCTCGTTGGTCGCCGGCGACGTGCTCAATATCCATGAGCTGAACCGCGCCTATGCGATGCTCGTCAATATCGGCGCTCCTCGCTACATGGGCGACGAGATGACGGACACCAAGCTGGAGGCCGATGCCGGCGGGGCACGGGCATCCAACGACCCGCGCAAGATGCCGCACTACGTTTGCGTGCTGCATCCGTTCGTAGTCGGCGACCTGCGCGAGAACGCGCCGATCCAATATGCGTGGTCCCACTCGGACATCAACCGGCTTTACAATTACGAGGTTGGCGAGTGGTCCGGCATCCGGTTCTGCTTCTCCAACCTGGTGCCGACGTTCACCGGCAACGCGGCGATTACGCCGACTGCCGCCACGACCGGCAGCCTGGCGAGCGGCACCTACTTTATCGTCGTGACGGCGAGCGATACGCAGAATCAGTATGAGAGCCAGATTTATGCGGTGTCGACCGGCGTTGCGGTGACTGGTCCTAACGGCTCGTTGACAGTGGTTCTTCCCTCCCTGCCCGGGTACACGTTCAACGTCTACGTTGGGACCACCAATGCGCCGGTCAATCTTGGCCTGTCGGCAGCTGGCCCGACCACCGGCCCGATGACTGGGCAGGCGACGCAGATGGCGGGTGGACAGACTGTGACTATCACGGGTACTGGCATCAATCAGGTGCCGCCGGCGGCGCCGGCGACCGGCGTCACTGTCTACCCGAATTACATTTTTGGTAGAGGGGCTTATGGGCAGGTGATGCTGGATGACTGCAAGTTCACCTACCTGAAGGACGCCGACAAGTCGGATCCGATCAACCAACTGCGGATCGTTGGGTGGAAGTGCTATTACGGCACGCTCATTCAAAACCAGCAGTTCTTCATGCGCATCGAATCCACCAGCGCCTTCAACGCCACCTTCGGGTGAGGAGTGACAACCATGGCTTACCGGCTCACATACACGGCTACCGTCTCCTGGGTCGGCCCCGGCATGGGGCCAATGAGCGGGGCGTCCGCCCCGGCGCTCAACGGCTCTCCGACCGGTGGGGCGCAGGTGCTCGATTTCACCAACAAGCAGGGTGGCCAATCGACGGCCACCTTCGCGGCTGGTGACATCACGACGTTGCTGACGGCGATGACAACTGACTTGTCGGCGCAGATGAACGCGGCGATTGCCCAGGTCCAGGGGTTTGCCAGCGGAGGCGGCTGATGGCTTTGAGAACGCTCGGCACCAATGCCACAACGTCGCTTTCGGGCTTTGTGGTCGGGACCAATGATTTGATCCCGGCCGATCTCGGAACGATCAACGCGCAGATACGTGGCGATCCCCCTGGTATGAGCTTCTTCAGCACGACCGGCACCAACCGTCCGCGTGTCAACGGAGCTTATGTCAAGAAGGGGTGGCTCATCATTCCCAACCGCGGCAGCATCATTCTCAAGGACGGCGATTTTGTTTGCTGGGATACCACGGTCGGCTGGCCGATCGTGGTGTCAGGTGATGCCGCTGCCAACGGTCCTTACACCCATACATGAGGTTGCCATGGCGGATAACGGCAGGAAGCTGGCTTCTCGTGTGGAGCAGATGCAGGAGTTGAACCGGCGAATCGACGCCGACGAGACGTTGACCGAGGAGGAAAAGGAAACCATACGCGCGAAGGCGAGGCAGCATGTTGCCAAGCAGCGCAAGAAGAAACTGGAAGAAGATTTCCTAGACCAGGCAATCGAGGAAGAAGAACTTCGCTACAAGCCAACAGAGCAGCTTGAGGGCGTCATCCTTCATCTTCCTGACTTCTCCAACAACATTCGTCTTGACGGTAAGATATTCTTTCACGGGCTGCATTACACCGTGACCTATAATGTGGCGCGCGTGATGTACGACATCATGGCGCGCATGTGGGAGCATCAGAACGAGATCGAGGGCAAGCCGCGGCGCAGCGATCTTCAGCGCCGGCACGCCAACAACTACTTGTCACCGGCACATCAGAACATGTCGGTGGGATCACCTGGGGATTCGGGCCTCAACCGGGTGACGACCCGCCGCCTGGAGCAGACATGAACGACAAGGAATTTACAGTGGTCAGTGGTGCCGATCTCGCGATTGGCATCCAGTTCCAAACGGAAGTTGGGGCGAAGCGGCATCTCACGCTGACCACCGGCGTGCCGCTCGATTGGACAACCGAGGAAGTGGCCGACACGCTGACCAAGCTGGCCGATGCGGCGCAGAGCCTGGCCGATCGCTACCTCTTGGAAGGTCTGCGCGAGTTCCTGGAGCGGTGCGAACGCGATCTCAACACGCTGGAGTTTCAGCGTAACCAGTATGAGATAAATGCGCGCGCGCAATGGGCGAACCAGGGGCGGCGCGGCGAGTGGAAGCCGCAGGGGACGCAGGAAAAAGAGATCGGCAATTTCGACAACTCGCGCCAGCATCTCGTGAAGGAGATCAAGCGGATACGCGAGGATATAGAGCGGTTGGAAAAGGCGGCCTGATGTGCCTCTCACTGCGCAGCAGATTGTCACCCTCGCTTGCCAGGATGCGCGCTGCCCCAGCTTCACGGCGCAGGCGGGGCAACTCCTAAATTCCATTCTGAGCGACCTCTGTCAGACGTACGATTTCGAGGTTTGCCGCACTACGTTCAATTTTAGCTTCAACAACGCGTTGCCGATCGGAACACCGGGGCGTGGTACTGGCACCGGACCGTATGAGCTTCCCAATGATTATTTGCGCATGCGCATCAACGATTTTTTCTACACGATCATGGGCGTGCCGTACTTTCTCGTGCCGCTTGACCTGGAGGAGTACGATAGCCTCGTGCAGACGGCGGGGTTCAACGATTTCCCCCGTCGCTACGCGACCGACTTGAGCCCGTTGTCGGATCATAGCCCGTGGTCATCCGGCTTCGGCCCCGGCTTCGGTCCGCTGCACGCCAACCCGCTTCTGTACGTGTGGCCGCCGGCCAGTGGCTCGTACCCGTGCACGATGCGCTACTATCGGCAGATGCCGGATATCGCCACTCCTGAGACGGCAGCGCTGGTCCCTTGGTTTCCCAATCAGTCGTATCTGCTGCGTGAGCTGGCTGGCCGGTTGATGGGCTTGACCGACGATGAACGCATGGCGGCTTACATGGGCTCTGACGAGGATCAGACGCCTAACGGTTCGGGTGTGCTGCTCAAGCGTTACTTGAAGCTGGAAGGTGATCGCACCAGCCGCGCGCAAACGGTCAAGCTGGATCGTCGTTATTTTGGGTCGTCCGATTGGAGCAAGCTGCGGAACACCAAGCTAGTGGGGTGGTGACGTGCAGCGCAATTCTACGCCGTTGATTTGGCGGCCCAAGGGTGTGAGCGACACGCTCGACGCGTCGAGTGCGTTTAACGGCGCAATGGCGATCCTGCAGAATCTCATTCCTGATCCGACTACCGCGATGTTGTGGCAGTGCCGTCCGGCGGCGCTCAAAAAAGCCGACTTCGTGGCGGGCGGTTTCAGCAGTCCCGGTTTTGTATCGCTGATCGACACATCGGTCAGCGGCTTTGTGTACGGCACCGTCGCCACGTCGCGCTTCCCCGGTTACGACGAGCCGTTTTGCTTCAACCTCAACACTGGCGCATTCGTCTCGGTGGCGGGCGTGGACATGACCAACGTGCCGCGCTCGCCGCTGGAGTTCGGTGCCTGGGATCCACCTGATTCGAGCTTGATCGGCTCCAAGCTGATTGTGACACACCCCGGATTTACTGGGGCCAACGGGGTGTTTTTTGGCTGGTTCGATGTGACTGCGCCAGGGACGCCGGTGTGGCACGGCAGCAATTTAACCGGCAACGTGCAGTTCGTCGTGGCGCCTTCGCAGGTACAGCAATTCAACCAGCGGGCCTACTACATCACCAACGACACGCGTCAGCCAGCGGTGATCTATTCCGATGTGCTTAACGCGACCAACGTCACCAACGCCAATCAGGTGCTGACGTTCGGCGACACCGAGAAGCTGACTGCGCTCGGGCCGCTGTCGTTTTACAACCAGCTGGGCGGCATCATCCAGGCGCTGATGGTGTTCAAGGGCAACATCAATGTTTATCAGGTGCTCGGCGACGCAGCGTTGAATAATTTATCCGTCAACACGCTCAATATTTCCACCGGCACACAGGCGGCGCGCACGGTTTGCACCACGCCGCAGGGGCTGGCGTTCGTCTCTCCGCAAGGGCTGCGGCTGATCGACTTCAACGCCCGCATGTCGGAGCCGATCGGTAATGACGGGCAAGGCGTGGTAGCCCCGTTCATCTATGCCAACGTGCCGTCGCGCATGGTGGCGGGCTGTGTCGGGGACGTGATCAGGATCACCACGCAGAACGTGAGCGTGCCGGGAGCCCCCTGGCAAGAGTTTTGGTACGACTTCGCCCGCAAGATATGGTCGGGTCCGCACACCTTCCCAGCGGTCAACATGGTGCCGTCTCAAGGCACCTTCCTGATGACGCCGGTCAACGTGCACGCTTCCATCTGGCAAAGCGACGTGGTGCAGAACGCCACTTCGACGTTCACCGAGAACGGTATTCAACTGTCGTTCGACTGGCGCACGTCGTTTCTGCCCGACACCGAGAAGATGACGGAGAACTGCATCACCGAGACCACGCTTAACGTGCAGACGGCAGCGGGGTCGGCCGACTTCGTGGTGAAGGCGCTCAACCAAAATGCCACTGTGCTGGACACGTTTGACATCGTTTCTACCGGCGTGGCGACGGTTTGGGGGCAGTTCGTGTGGGGGCAGGCGGTGTGGGGCGGAACGCCCAATTTCTTGGTTCCTCGGCAAGTGAATTGGCACCTGCCCCTGGTCTTTTGCCGGATTCAATTCGACGTCACGGGGCCATCGTCGGCTTCGGTTAAAATTGGTACGCTCTCGCTGCGTTACCAGATTCTGCGCTACCTCTCCAACGTGCTGGCAGCAGTCGCATGAAGAAGCTGATCGCGCTCCTATTCGCTCTCGCCTGGTCGCCGGCGCACGCGGCGGTGCCGTGCGCGTTGCCGTTCACGCTGACCAACAACACAATCGCCGATGCCAATCAGGTGATGGCGAATTACAACGCCATCATCACGTGCCTGGGCAATGCGGCGATCTCGGGCATCAACCCTGATATCACCCAGCTGACCGGCCTCGTGACGCCGTTGACGCCGGCGCAAGGCGGCACGTCGATCTTTATCGGCCCGCCGGCCGGCTCGACCGGCAGTGCCAATGCCCAGGTGGTGGCTACCACGACACCGGGCGGCTTCACCGTCACGTTCGGCAATCGGGTGCTGTTTCTCTCAGGCTTCACCAACACCGCGGCGATGACGTTGCAGGTGGGATCCACGACGGCGCGGCCGGTTTGCAAGCGCAGCCCATTTGCCGCGCTGACCGTACAACCGTTGCAGGGCGGCGAGATCATCGCCACTCAGCTAGTCGACGCCATGTGGGACGGCACCTGTTACGAGATCACGCCGGCTTCGCCGTTGCCGGCTGGCACGGTGCTGGACTTTGCCGGCACCAATATCCCGGCTGGATTCTTCCTCGCGGATGGCTCGTGTGTGTCGTCAACGACGTTCAACAATCTTTACACCATCATGGGGGATACTTTCACCATCGCTGATGGCTGCGCTGCTGGTAATTTTGGTTTACCTGATCTTCGCGGTCGCGTGGTTGCTGGCCTGGATACCGTTCCGGCTTTCGGAGGAGGACCACTCGCTAATCGTATTACTGTTGCAGGCGGCAATTTTGATAGCGGTACTTTTAGCAATACGGGAGGCGTTCAGAATCATGTTCTAGCGGTGGGGGCGATCCCCACGTTGAACGTCACGGCGGGCACATTGTCGGGTGCCAGCATCTCGTGCACCGGCTGCGTCACCGGTGGCACCGTGACGGTCTCTCCGCAGACGATTGCGACCGGCCATGACCCGGCTGTAAGTGGTGCGGGCGTATCGGCGGCAACGGTGACGACCACGACGGTGTCGGCCAGCAACGCCAACCAATTCATCACAGCGACCATAAATTACACGCTTGGCAACACTTTCACTACTGGTGGTGGCGGTATAGCGGTAACGGGGTTCAATCCGGCAAGCTCCACGAACTCGCAAAATACCGCCAATGCAGGTGTGCCTCCGGGGGCCAGCGTCAACAACATTACTGTTGCCGGTACGACGGCGGCCGGCCAAACGGCCTCGTGCGCTTCTTGCGTCAGCGGCGGCAGCGTGGTGGTTGGTGGCATCCCGGTGACGGGCGGCACGGGGTCAGTGGCGTCCGGCAACATCAGCGGCGGCACCGTGACCGGCGGCCTGGTTGGCAGCCAAACCACGATGGGCTCAACGGGTGCCGCTGTTCCAGGCGTGCAACCGACCATGATCCTGTATAAGATCATCAAGTACTGAAGGAGGCTTCCATGATGGAGCAGAGACTGGAGAACTTGGAGAAGGCACTGCGCGATATCCTGGCCTTGCTAGGTGAGTTCCAGGCAATGGGCGCGCTGCCTGACAACAACGCCTTGGCTGAACGCCGCGCGGAAGAAAACAAGAAGGCGCAGGAAGCGGTGGCGGCAGTAGACAAGGAACAGGCCGATGCGCAGGCGGTGGCGCGCGGCGAGCCTGTGCATGAAGCCCCAACCGGCGAGGAGTCATCCTCGGTGCGACGCAGGAGGTAGGCTATGAAAAACCGTTCCCCGTCCGGCGATCACCACGCTGCCGAGACGCGCATTCATCAGAAGGGGATGCACAACCGTTCACCGGAGGCTAGCGATGCCTCGACCCGGTACAGCGGGCCAAGCGTCAATAAAGACGCCGTCCGCCAAGGTACTTCCGCTACACCCAAAACGCTTGGCCCGCGCGAAGCCTGAGCTGACGTTTGCGCTGGAGCGGTTTGCGGATATCGCGCCTGAGCTTCCCGACCTGTTCGTCCAGCAGTGGCGGGAGCTTGAGGATGAGGACTATCCGCTGGCGGTGGACTGGAAGGCGTTTTACGCCCACGAGCTACAGGGGTCGCTCCTGGTCTCGGTGGCGCGCGCGGACGGCAAGATCGTGGGCTTCATCTTTGCGCTGTTTCTGCCGACGCTGAACCACGCCACCACCCTGCATTGCCTGGTGGAGCGTTTTTGGCTCGATCCGGCCCATCGCGGCGGCTGGTTCGCCATGCGCTGGTTTCGTAACCTGATCGATGAAGCGGGCGAGCGCGGGGCCAAGCGTCTTCTGATAACCGAGAACATCAAATTCATGCGCGGCCGCATGGCGTTCTTCAAGCGTCTCGGCTTGAGCCCCGCACAGGCCACGTTTGCCATGAGGTTGTGACATGCCGTTCGGTGGTTTGGGGATGCTGGCTGCGGGCGCGATGTCGCTCGGCGGCGGCTTGGCGGGGCTGTTCGGCGGCACGCCGGCGTCCCAGGTGCAGTCGCCGCCTGCCTGGCAAGCGCCGAATATGACCGGCGCGGCCAATAGTGCGCTCAGCGGCATCGGCGGCCTGGGGCAGTACAACACTTACAACATTCCGCAGTACAGCGGGATTACTCAGGCAGCGATCAACGACCCCAACGCGGCGCAGTACCAGGGGGCGGCCAATTTCGCTTCCAACCTGGGCATGAACACTGCCCTGGCGAACTATGGCACCGGGGGGAACATCCAAAACATAGGGCAGGGGCAGGTTGGCACAGGGCAGGGTTTGGGCGGCCTGGCCAACGTGGCGGCCAACCCCGGCGGCTCGGTGTTCCCGATGGCGGGCGCCGCCGGCAACATGGCCAACAGCATTTACAACATGGGGTCCAACCTCGCCCCCGTGGCTGGTGGCGCGTTCGGCGCTGCTCCCTGGTTCATGAACCAAGGCAACGCCGCGGCCGCACAGGCGCAGCCGCTATTCAATCAGAGCGGCCAGGCGTTCGGGGCCGGGGCCAGCATCCTGCCCTACATGAACCCGGTTCTGGCCTCGGGCTTCGATCCGCAGAACGCCCTCTATAACCGCACTGCTCAGCAGGTGCAGGATCAGACGCGTGCCGCCGAAGCGGCGCGCGGGGTCGCCACCACCCCCTACGGGGCCGGGGTGGAGGGGCAGACCATGTCTAACTTCAACATCGACTGGCAAAACCAGCAGCTGGCGCGGCAGGCGCAAGCGGCGGGAGCGGCGAGCGGCATCCTGGGCGCCGGCATGGGAGCGTTCGGCACTGGCGGGCAGCTCGCCGGCCAGGGCGGCAACCTGATGAACACCGCCGGCGGCCTCTATGGCCAGGGGGTCGGCGCATTGAACACCGGCGCCAACATCATGAACACGGCCGGCGGTTTGCAGAACATGGGCTTGAGCGGCCTCAACACAGCGGCCGGCATCACGGGGCAGGGTGTGAGCGACATTGCCACGGGGGCCAACATCTACGGTACGGGGAGTGGGATCCAGAACGCCGGCGTGGCGAATATGATGGCAGGCGCTGGCTTGATGGGGGCGCAGCCGGGAGCGTTCCTGGCTGCTGGCGGCATGCCGTACGCGGCCTCGCAAGGGGTCAGTGGCAACCAGCTGGCGCTGTTGAGCGGGCTCGGCGCGTTTGGCAATCAGGCGGCAACGCTCCCCGGCCAGCAAATCAGTGACTACATGAATTACCTGAACATGGGCAACCAGGCCAATCAGGTGCAGAACAATCTCTACGCCAACCAGATTGCCCAGGCCAAGGCGGTGTCTGACCAGCAGCAGGCAATGGCGAAGGGGATCGGCGGCGGGCTGGCGCAAATCGGCCAGGGGCTCGGTCCCAAGGGGCTCAACATTGGCAATCCGTTCGGTAGTTGGACAGGGACACCGACTTAAATGGCACCGGGATTTGGCGGTCTCTCGGGATTGGCGGGCGTCAGCGGCGGCTATTTGGACGCCCAGAAGGAGATCGAGGACACCGAGTTGACGCGCCAGCGCCAGAAGCTGGCGCAGCAGGATATCGACCTGGGGCCGCTGCGGAAGAAGAAATTAGAGCAGGACGTCACACAGGCAGGGCAGCAGTATCAACTCGGGCAGGTGATTGATGCGGGTTACGGACGTACTGCAACGGAACTGTTCAATGCGCCGGTCCCCGGTGCGCAGCCAATGACTCCCATGCCGGGCCAGCCTTCGCAGTCAGCAGGCCCACCACCCGGCATGCCGCCCGGTGCAGGTCCACCAGGCGGGCCGCCCATGGGAGCAGGCGCTCCTCCGCAACCGGGTCCGCAACCGGGGGGCGGGCCTCCAGGCGGGATGATCTCCCCTGGGGGCATGGGCGGCGGTGGGCTGCCGGGGATGCCTCCGGGGATGCCTCCGGGGATGCGACCTGGTGGGCAGCAACCCCAGCCGCTGACTTGGCAGCGGATTGCGCAAGCGGCGGTGCGCGCCAATCCGGGGGCGCCGCCGGAAGTGATCGGCGGCATCGTGGACCGTTTCAAGAACATCATGGCGGGCGAGTCGCGTGAGCAGTGGAACGAGATTCGGCTGCAGCTTGAGTACCTGCGTGGGCAGACGGCGCGCGACGTTGCCACGACACGCGGTGAAACAGCGCGCGATGTAGCGACGACCAGGGCGGGCGCGACGACCGAAGCGGCTGGTATTCGTGCAGGGGCAACGACCCAGGCAGCCGAGACGAAGGCGGGCGCCGCGCGCGACGTAGCTGTGACGCGTGCTGGTGCTGCGCGCGACGTAGCCGAGACGCGCGCGGGGGCGCTCAAAGACACGACGCAGATGAAAATTGATGCTGCGCGCGATGCGTTGCAGACGCGGGGTGAGCAGCGGCTGGGCGAGATTCAGGCCAAGCACGAAGCCGTCATGAACGAGATCGGGTTGAAGGGGGATCAAAAAGCCTACTTGCAAAGCCTTGCGCTGGAGAAGCGACAGGAGTTTTTGGATCAGGTTCAGCAGCATCAAATGGACATGAAGCAGATTGATGCCACGCTGAAGATCATGCGCGAGCAGGGGCTGGATGCGCGGTCGGCGGCGCGCTTGGCGGTGCAGGAGCGCGGGCAGGACATCAGGGCGGCGACGGCTGCTGCCGGTCAGGACGTGACGCGCGAAGGTCAGGAACGACGGGCGGCCACGGCGCAAGAAGCGGAAATGGGGCGGGAGCGGCGGGCGGGAGCGGCGGAAGCCGGTCGGGAGAGTCGTTTCGGGCGGCATGAAACGGGGGTGCAAGAACGGTTTGATGTCAATCAGGCGCGCTTGCGTGCCAGCCAGGAGATGCGGGCCGACAAGACGGTGCAGCAGCTGGAGATGCAGAAGCGTGGCCTGGAGGAACGCATCCGGCACGATCGCAGCAACGAGGACTTCAAGGCTTACGGGCAACTGCTGGATAATTACAAGACCAGGATTCGCGCGACGCTGCAGGCCAGCAACGCCTTCAACATGCTCAAGCCGGCGGAAAAGCAAGCATTGCTGGCTGAGATGGACCGGGAGGTAGAGCAGGCGCGCACCCGCATGCGTGACTTCATGCAGGGTAAGGGGCCGGCGCCGACGTCCACGCCGCAGGTGCAGCCGCAGGGCGAGCAGGAGGGTGCTGCGCAGCCGGCGCCGCAACCGGGCGATGTTCGTTCCGGCTATCGTTTCAAGGGCGGCGATCCCAACAAGCAGGAGAGTTGGGAGAGGATGCAGTAAATGGCTGACCCGTGGGATGTTCAATATCAGCCGGGAAAGCCGCTCAAGATCGAGGTCTATCCGCGCGGTACGCTCGGGGCGCCCGCTGGCCCGCCGGCGACTGAGAACAAGCCGTGGGAGCAGCAATATGCGCCGGCGCCCACGCCTGCACCGCAAGCCGGCCCACCTGCCGCTGGCCCACCGGCTGCCGGTAATCCCTGGGAGCAGCAATACACCAAGCCGGACGCCACGCCGCAAGAGACGCAGCGGATGGAGCAGGAAACCGGCGAGGACAAGCAGACGCAGCTGATGCGTCAATACATGGACATCGCGGCTGGAGGCACTTACGGGCTGGCTGCTGCTGGCCTGCGGCAAGCGGAACGC